CGAGAGAAAGCCGAAAGCGCCGCCGAAGATGCTTGAAGTAACACTTCCCAAGGTGCTTCCGCCGGACGAAGACTTAGACGAAGTGTTGCTCTGCAGCGCCTGCGTATTCTCCGTGATCAGGTTCGCCTGCTGCTGGTAAGCTGACTCCAGTTGCGCAATCTGTTGTCCCGCCTGCGACAAAGACGTCGCCAACTGCCCGTTATCACTCGAAATTCCCACGCCGATCGTCGGCGCATTCGGTATCCCGCGCTCTCGTGAAGGCGCGATTGTCTGGATTACTTCTTCAATGCTGCGGTGTGCCATCCCGTTCCTCTCGTTCCATCAGGTCGCGCAAAATGACAAACGCATCGGCTTTACGCGCCTCAGTGTCCAGCGAGTCGGGAATGCTGAGCCGCCTGCCGACGAAGAACTCTTCGAGCAGAGCCATGCTTTCTCCCGTCACAAAGGACTTCGGGCATTCCTGCGACGAAACCTGGCGGCGCCCCCACACAATTCGTGGCGCGCCGCGCTGATCCGCCGGCAGGAACCCGCACCTGCGTTTTCGTTCCAGGCCGTTCCGTCTGCAGCTGTCGCAATCCCACCCGGCCCGGTCCGCAAGTTGCGCACTTGCTAACTGGAAATGAAATGCGACGATCAGTTTTTTCTTTGTTCTTCGGTCAGCCCGCACTCAGTCTTCACGGCGGCAAGCGCCTCCTGGAAGAGTGCCTCCGGGCCACGTTCCACAAGACTGGCCGGCGTCGCCGGTTCGCCATCGATCTCAAGGCCCCGAACTTCTTCGAGGCCCCATTCGATATACATACGATCCAGCTGAGCTCCCAGCAGACTTGCTTCGATGCGGTTCTTCTCTTCGCGTCCGGCATCGAAGTACTCGAGCCGGACTGCGAGATCGCGAACTCTTTTCATCAGTTCGAGGCGTCTTCCGAAAGTAATCCGGGCGATGACAAACTCAACGCCCGGCCATTTCTCTGAAGGGATCGCCCTCGTGCTTTGCCAGATTGTCGACATAGGCGCCTCTTACCCGAACGCGATCGCGATTTCGTCGTCCAGCGTGCCCTGCGCTCGCGTTTCGGTGAATTTCCACTTGAGGCGCGTCTCGGAATCGTCGAACTCCGGAACTACAGGCACAACGCTCTTCAGATAGACGCCCAACAGTTGGCCGCCCACCTGTCCCAGCTGGAACATCACACCCATCGGCACCTGTTGGCGCGCTGCCTGATAAAGCGATGCCGTCGCCGTGTCATCCTGTCCGAACAACTCCAGCGTGATCGAAACTTCGCGAGGCCCGGGCGCGATTCCCTGCGGCAGTGTCGAGCCGAATTCGTTCGCTCGCATGTCCACGTTGTTCTTAATCTCGACCGAAGCCGCCGACACCGTGAGGAACTGATTGGGAATCACACCCAGCCACACCTGTCCCAGATTGCCCGGCACCGGTGAATAAGAATACGCTGCCACGGTCGGTTCCGCGGGAAAGGTCGAAAGCCCTCCCTGATTAGCTGCGAACGAAGTGCTGTCCACGATGTCCTGCGCCTGGCCTTTAAACTCGAACTCATGAAAGTCCCCGTTCAGCTTCAGGCTCATGCTGTCGACAGCGGCGCCTGTGAGAACGCGTTGAACTGCAGTCGACGGATCCCAGTAATCGAAAAGGCTGAAGCTCGGCAGCGTCTCCGCGGGGTTGTAGCTGGCTGTTGGACCGAGCGGCAGACCCGGCACAGGCGCCGTCGAGAACGGGGCGTTAAGTATGATCGTGCTCGGATCTGCGACCGCCGCTACGAATCTGATCTCGCCTCCTGAGACAACTGCCTGTCCCGGCGCCAGCCCGTGAGGGGCAATGAAGGCGATTGTGCGGCGGCAACGTCGTAGGATCTGCCCAGTCGCGCATGTATGTTTTCATGTCATAGCTGGTCTGCGTTCTCAGCCCCTGCGGAGCGCCGGCCCAGGTGCGGCTGCCCGTCTTGTCTTTGCGCTGAGTCCTGGCACGGCGCAGTTGAGCGGTCATGGACACTGCGGGAATTCGATTCGCCGCCGTGATTGCCGGAATGCTTCCGTACCCGCTTTCCAAAGCGCAGTACCACCGGTTTGCGTTCGATGAAATGTATGCCATAGCCTACTTACTGACCTCGATGTCAAATCCGATCTTTGCCCGCTGCAGAAAGTTCCTTCCGCCGCGTCCGACCGGTTCATAAACCACGTCGTAACCACCCGAATAAAACGATCCGCTTCCCCAGTCCCCGCGCGAGTCGTCGAGCAGTGCGCACACGGCGTCGACGTACATCTGGGTAGAGGTTTCCAGGCCTTCGATTCGGTCGTGGGAACATCTGACTTCCACGACAAGGTGCGCCCTGCCCGAAAACTGCCGAAACTTCTCTTTCAGCGAGTTCGCCAACTTGTCGCAATAAACCAGCAGCGCAGGGTACAGCGCGTGCCCGGTCTTCTCACTGATTTCCACATTCGCATTCAAAGCGACCATCGACCTTATGCCTGCTGCTTTCAGCGAAGGATCCGACTGTTCGATCGCGCCGATCCGTACGTTCACTCCATCGACTGTCGATTGAAGCTTCGACAGCACAGTACTTGTAAGTGTTCCCGTTGTTCCCGCCATTTGTTCAACCCCTCAGCAGCGTTCTGGCCAGAGGACGAATCACGTCCGGCTGTTGACCCTTGCCCGGTCCCCGTCCCTGTGTCGCAAAGCCGGGCACATAGGTAAAGCTGGATCCCGGAGCGAGCGGGGTGCTGTTCTGCACTACCATGCCGGTGAGTGAAGTCCCCGCATACACGTTGAAGCCGACGGCGTTCGAAGGCGCGCCCGTCGCAGTCACGGTCATCAGATTGTTATCGGCGACGGCGATCGACGCAGCGTCCGAAGCCTGACCTTCCTGGCCCGCCGCGTTTACCCAGGCCACGCTCGCATAAAACGTGCCGCCCTGCTGCGGGCCGGCTGCAGTGCCTAACACAGGGACCGCAGCCTTACGAACCGGACTCAACACAAGGCCGAGTCCACTCGCGACAAACTTTTCGTAAGCCTCCCGGCTGAGCTTCGAATACTCGTCCCACCGGGCTTGATAGCGGTCCACCAGTTGACTGAAGTAAGCGTCGCGATAGAACATCGCCAATCCCGTCAGGGTCTCCCACCGCTTCAGGGTTGGTGTCATAACCACCTGATCGATATGAAGCACCGGACCCCACACGAGCTCAAGCGTCGGACGCGGGCGATCCAGCCACAACTGCAGATCGCCTTCCAGTTCTTCGTGCGCCAGTTCCAGCTTTGTCGTGGCATTGATCCCGCATGTCTGCGCCACGTCGAGCAAACCCGAGTCCTGATTTGTAAGATCGTCTATCGTCGAAACGGGACCATCCACAAACAACGCCATCGTCAGTTCCTCTCTTTCGGCTTCCTGAGGTCGGGCTGAGGAATCACCATGACCTGCATGCGCCGCGCCGCCTGTTCTACTTCAAAACGCTCGCGATCCTCCCGCTGCTTGTCGTGGAAGTCAACCCCTTCCTCGGCCGAAGCTACGCGGGCGCGTCCCTCGGCGATGAGCTTCGCCGCGATTGCGCGAGGCACTTCGGTCCGCACGCCAGGCTTCCCTCCTTCCGCCGTTTCCAGGCTGACCACCACCAGGTGTTCGCCCTGCAACTGCGCTTCAGTCTCCCGAAGCTTTCTGTAATAAGCTCGCAAGTCCATTTGTTTTTCCTTTCTCGAAGGTTCTGAATAGGCGCGGTCCGGAGTTCCCGAACCGCGCCGTTGCTTTGATTAGCTGTTGACCTGAACCGCGAAACCGTTTCGCAGGACGGCGCAGCCGTAGAGCACGTCAACCGTGAACTGCTGTGACAGCGTGTTCGGCTGATAGCTCATCGTGACGCGCATTCCGAAGTTGCCCAGTTCGGCGTATTCGGCGATGGCGCCCGTACCCGGCAGAGGCTGAGGCAGCCGGCGGATCACCAGACCCAGCGCGTCCTTGCAGAACGCCAGGTTGTGGGTGTTGAACGGAGAGCTTCCCGTCTTCTGCACATACTGGGACCGGAAAACAAAGAAGTCTTTGATCTTTCCGATCGTGCCGTCCACCAGCGAACGCAGACCCGCTTCGCCGCAGGTGTGGAATTCGCTGAACCGGGGAATCTGGCGCATGGCCGAATAGGTGTTGCTGTCGACCACCAGATACTTCGGTTCGCTCGTCGGAACCTTCGCCTGGAACAAAGCGGTTTCCGCCTGATCGATCACCGCTTCGGTGATCGGCGTTCCCGCCGTGCCCAGAGGAGCGTTCGCGCTGAATCCGGCATACAGGTTCAGAAGATCGCTCTCGATCTTCTCGGCGATCGCGATCACCGCGGGCTGCATGTAAACCTTCAGCAGGTCCGGCACTGCGAGCACTTTGGTGACGTCCGGAATCTGGAACGTCGCTTCCACGTGCGTGTTGAGCACGATCTGTGCGTTCCCGAGACTGGCGCTCTGCGGCTGAACCGAGCCGCCCTCCGCGATGTTGTTGGCCACAAGCTGAGGCGCGATCGGGATGTTCACCGTATCGCCCGCCTGCGCCAGAGTCGGCTCGTAATCGCGGTTCACGAGGTTCCCCATAACGAGGTTCCCCACAAGGGCCGGTAATGCATCCGCGGCCACCAGTTTCACGATTGCGTTCGCGACGTTTGCTGACGTAATTGCTGGCATGTTCTTCTCTTTCCTCTCTCTTCTTTCCTGGCTGTCAATAAAAAAGGGAACCGTTTCCGGTTCCCCTCTTCGCCACTACCTTCGATCCGGCAACACGACCTCGGCCGCGCCGCCGGTGTTGAAGCTTCTTAGTTACCCCGCAGCGTTTGCGATGCGACTCGCAGGATTTCCTGTCGCACCCGCTCGAGTTCTTCCTTACTCATCGACGGGCTGATCTTGTCGATATCGATTGCGCCCGCGTTGCTGTGCGGGGCGGTCTTTTGTGTGCCCGTCATTCCCGTTCCCCCGGCAATTCTCGCCGGCAGGAACTCCGGATTCTCCTGTACGAATCCTGAAAGGTACTCCGCAACGGGAAGTTCCCCGTTCTCTCCGCGAGCCACAAGGCGCCCGTCTTCGGTACGCACGATTCCGTCCTGCACTGCCTTATAAGCCAGGTCGACTTTCGTCACGCCCAGCTTCTGGAGTTCGGTTCGGATCGTCGTGTTCCGCTGCGCCTCTTCGGCCACAGCACGGCTCCGCTTGTTCTCTTCCACCAGCTCGTTCATTCGCTTCTCGAGCTGTTCCCGCCGGCGCCGTTCTTCCTGCAGTTCCGTCTTATACGCAGGTTCCCGTCTGGCGCTGTCTTTTCTCATGTACTCGTCGATCGCGGTCTGCACGATCGTCTGCACGTCGATAGGTCCTTCCAACTTTCACCTCCAAAGTGTTTTACGCGGCTGCGTCGATCTCGTCCGCTATTCGGTTCTTGATCTCCTGCCGTGCGTCGCTGAGGTACTTCAAAGCTACCCGCTTGAAAACCTGTTTCTTCAATGTCGGCGATTCGATGCCCAGGCCCAGCAGACTCTGTGCATTGCTCGCTTCCGAACTGAAGTCCGCGATGTCGAATTCATCTACGCCCGTAACATCGACAGTCATGTCGTCCTGCCGGGCCGCTGCGATCGCGTTCAGCACATTCCGCATCGTGTCTTTCAACACGTCGCCATAAGCTCCGAGAATCTCCTGCGTGACGCTGAAGTCCCACTGCTTGCTCAACCCGGACTGGGGCCCCGAAGAACTGTTGCCGGCCTGCTGCATCAGATAGGACACCCGGTAGATCTCGTCCTTCAGCCGGTTCAGGTTATCGGCCGCCAGTTGGTATACCTTGCCCTCCGGCTCCATCCAGCCGATGCTGTCCTGCTGTCCGAGCTGAACGAAATAACTCTCTCCCATGATCTGATTAAAATCGCGGTCCGAATAAACCACAGGCGTCGCGAAGAGCCCCATTGTGAGCGCCCAGCCCAGCGCGTTCGACTTATTGAAATGTTCCAGCTGCAGCAGCGCTGCCTTATTCGTCAGCCAAAGGCCCTGACTCAGACGGACTTCGAAAACCGGCACGCGTCCGATTCCCGCGAATCCATGCGGACCCTCGTCGACGAGCTCAATGAGTTTCCGCTGCTGCGCGCCGTCCCGCTGCTCATAGACCTCATACTTTGTCCGGTCGTAGTAGATCCAGCGCGTCTCTCTTTTCCAGCCAAACGACCTCACGCTGTCCTGTTTCAGACACGAAGTCCGTATCACCACCCAGTCCATCTCGCCGCGTTCGTTGTAGCTCCAGTTGATGACCTCGTCTGCCGTGTACCCCATCAGGTAAGCTCTGCTCAGGCCCGACGCATCTTCGTCCGCTCTGGTCAGCACCGGCCCGGTGCTCTTCGGAAAATCAACCACAATGTAAGACTTCCCGCACACGAGCGCCTCGGTCAGTTGTTCTTTGAAGAACTGCGTCAGGGTGGTTCCCCGCAAGTCCGAGTTCTGTTCGAGAGTGTTGAAGAAATCCCGGCTCTGCTGACTCCCTCCGGTGAACTCGATCACCGGTTCCGTGCGCACCAGCGTCGCCATGTACCAGTCCACGATCGAGCCCAGATAGTTCTCGTAGAACACCCGCGTCAGGCGTTCCTGGTAGACTTCCATCGATTCCTTCTGACGCCGCACCAGATACTCGGCCGCGTTGTTCCGGAACTCTTCGCCGCCGGCATACAGATGGCGGTAACGCCGCCACATTCTGACCCGCGACGTGTAATCGGGATGCTCCTGCTCAATATGTGAATTCATCGTTAATCCTCAAACGCCAGTCCTTAACCTGATCCTTTAAAACAAACGCTCTCTCCGTTCGCCCACCCATCCGCCCCGCGCCTCCTGAAATATCAGATAGCCCAGAGCGTCCGAGGCGTGCGTGCGCCGCCGGTCTTTGTCCTTATCGATCTGCATCGAATCTTCCATGTAGGACACCTGCTCGAAGTCCGCTATCAACTCCCGGCAACGCGGGTCCACGAACAGGTGTACTTCTCCGCTCGCGTTTCGCAGCTTCGCGTTCACCGCCGTCACTCTGTCCTTCACTGGCGGATTCGCGTTCGGTACCCGATAGGTCACTTTCGCCGACCGGCTCTGGAAGAACTCCCGAATCATCGCGTAATCCGAGAATCCTGTCCGCTGCATGGCTGATCCCGACGCGTCCCCATAAACAACTACGCCGCCCGCAGGAATGCCTACCCGCTTCTCGAACTCTTCGCACGCATCGCGCGTTGTTGCGCGCCGCAGTACAATCTCATCGATAACCATCAGATCGTTTCCCAGCGCCTGCGCAATTACCGAAGACATCGGATCGACATTGAAGTCCACGGCCCAGTAGACCGGCCGCGTTTTATCGAGTTCCACTCTCTCCAGATTCCCCTCGCGCGTGAAGGCCCGGTACACCAGGCTTCCCTTCGCGTTCAGATAATCTCCCAGAACTTCCTGCCGAAAAAAGTTCTCGTCGTAACTTCCCTTCAGGCGTTCATAAAAATCAGGCACCTGATCCAGCAGAAAACGATTCTCATAGGGCTTCGCGAGTACCACTTCATAACCCGGCGCCGGAGTCTGAATGAATTTCCGGTACACCCAATCGAACCCCTTAGGAGTCCAGACGGCGAACCCCGCCAGCTTATTTGCCTTCGGGTCTCGCAGCCGGCCTTCCAGTCTCAGCCATGCTTCTTCCTGCGCGTAAGTAAGCTCATCCAGTCCGAACCACGCCAGATTCGTTCCTCGC